TGATCACATCAGCCGCTTCGGCGCCGATGACCGCCGAGAGGGTGGCGTCGATAGCGCCCTCAGAGCCATCGAACATGCCCGCCGCGCTCAGAGTGCCATCTTTCAGGCCCGCGATGTAGGTCTTTGCGTCGTCACCGAAAGCGGTGGTTTCGGCAGTCTCAACATCCTGAGAGGCGCTGGCCTCATTGAAGTACGCGGACAGATTCGCCCCGTTGTAGAAAACAGCGGTTTTCTTGCCATGCACGAACGCCATTACTCGTCACCATCCTCGACGCGGGGCTCCGGCGCCTTCGGAGCGGGCTTACGGGCGCTCGGCTGACCGCCGACTTCCTCGATATGACCTTTCGCTAGCAGCCACTTCACAGAGGTGCTTGGCAAATCGTCAACGATGTCCCCGACCTCGGCGCGCTTGTCCGGCGGGTACGACAAACCGGTTAGCACCTTGTACGGCACTGAACCTCCCTGACGGCAGCGCGGATCCGCACCGCCGCAGGGACCACTTGGGTCACGATGTAGTGACGGATTGGACCCACGAGGGGCACGATCAACTACTCGACTTAGTCTAGGGGAGATAAGCAAAGACCCCGAGGTTCACTCGGGGCCGTTGCTGCTTGTGCTACTTCGGGAAGACGCCGAGGATGAAACTCGTTGCGGGTTCCACGAACACTTTGATGCCTTTCTTATCGAGCGCCTGTTGCACCGCATAGCACGATGCGACTGCCCACTCGTCGGGTCCGCCTTCGAGGATCACGGCGGGGTGTTTGCTGCCGCCCCACCACGGCTCGAAGTCGAGTCGTAACTCGGGGCCTAGTCCCGAGTAGGCGGCGTCGCGGCCGGTTGGCGCTGGGCCGACTGTGTAGTCCTCGCAGATCGTGTCGTCGTCGATGTGCTCGATTCCGTAACGGAGGGCTCGGCCTTCGTTGCATGAGATCGGGCCAAGGCCCTTCTTGCCGAGCCATGCGGCTACTTCGGTCAGGACGGCTTCGGCCTGCTTATCGGTCACTTTCGTCATCGGGTCTCCCTCCCTAGTTCCTAACCCGAGTGTAGCATAACTGGGGTTAGAGGTCGGATAGGGGGCCCTGCGTGAGTCGCAACCGCAACTGGCACAAGTACACGATCAGATCGTCGATCTCCTCCACGGCGTCAGTCCTGATGTCCCCCAAAGCGCGTTTCTCGAACCGCTGGACGCCCGAACCGTCGTCATACTGCTCAGCCCCCGGCCCCAAAATCCGATCCGTCAGCGACCCCACAATCGCCGCCACCGCAATCGCGTGCTGTTGACTGTTCATAGCAGAACCAAATCCCCCCAGCCACCATGCCCAATCAACAGGCTCACCATCCCCGCCGGGGCGTCCTGACCCGTCTTATGTCGCCACCACGTTGACCCACCATCCAACGCAGGGATCTGAATAAATGTCTTCGCCCCACCCTGCTCCACCCGCAAATGATGCAGGTGCGCCGCCAGCAACAGGGTCGCCGAACCGATCTCCTGCATCCCGTGAGCCTGACCAGCCCACCATTTCACCGGATCCCGACCGAACTGATGCCCGTGAGCGAACCCCACAATCGTGCCCGCCACATCCAACGTGATCGTCAACTCGTCACGGGCCGGGAACACGAACGACACATGCTCATAGCCCGAGGCCAGTTTCAAGGCGTCAGCGACCGCGACAGCCCCCTCTATGGCCCACGAGTCGTCGTAGCGCCTCTGAACCTTCCCGACCCTCTGAACCTCGTCGTGATTACCCGGAACCACCGGCACGATTACGCGGGAGGCGAGAGGGGCAAATAACTGGATCTGATGCAGCATGAGCCGTCGGAGCACCCGCAACTGCTCGGTCATCGTGAGATCCAAGCGGCCAGCAGCCGCCAAAGCGCCGCCCTGCGACACGAGGCCCTCGACACAGTCGCCCAGCCACGGCAGCATGACCGTGTCGATCGGGCGGCCCATCTTCCGCAACTCTTTCAAACGAGCAACAGCCGCGTCCGTTTTGTCCGAAAAGCGTTCGATCGTGCCCTCGGTCCCATCCCCGTCGGGCTTACCGATCTGCAAATCCCCGGCAGGAACGCAATACACAAACCCCCCACTCGTGGCCTCTGGAGGCGTTTTGGGGCGTTTTCTTCCCAACACCCGTAGTAACTCGTCAACGGACTGTTGACCCGCCACGCGCCTTCTAATGGCCGCCTTGTAGTAGTACAGGCGCCGCAGGCCACCCTCCCCATCCGATGCGTCCCACGCCCGATACTGAACCGGCTCCACAACCTCGTAAAGCGCCGGATCCAAATCCCACACCGCGAGCAACTCAGCCCAGTCACCCGGCTGCGAATCCAAAGGCTGCGTCGTTAGCGTCCCCGACTCGCCATCCCACGCCACACCCGGCTCCCACCCAGAAGGATGCTTCGCCAGAACAGAACCCTTGTACTGCGTCGTATTGCCCGGGCTCAACAGGGCGTCGAGGTCATCGCCTAGACTCACGCCTACCCCGGACGGTCTCAGCCGCAACCATCGTCGTGAGCACCAGACCATCCGCGATCTGCTGCACCACATCTCTCGACGAATACGCTGCCACTGCCTTCGGCCCGTCGGACTCACGCTGAGCATCCTCGAAATGCCCCTGCGCCTGCTGCTCGACGTTCCGCAAATAACTGATCAGACTGTCGCTATCAAGCCAAATCCGGTCATCCATAGCGAGTACCAAAACACCGGAATCTACGGACATACGCACCCGAGACCCTCCTTGCGCCGCCGGTGACGGCTTATCGTCTTATGGCTGATTGTTACGCCATATTGACGCAGAATGACAGTTATTCGGGTCGCGGGCACCTGTGACTCGTCCAACACGCGACGCAACATATCCGCCTCGTCTGCTTCCAGACTGTCCAGCAAATAACCGACATGGCACGTTTTCCCCGGAGGCAGCAGGGGCTGCGTCAACAAAGCATCGAGGTCACTCACCAGATCCGACACCCGGCGCCTCCGTCACTGACTTCGGTTCTCAGCCTTACACCGCGAGCATTGGATCGCCCACGGTCTTGTCACAAAGAACGCTAACACCCTATTGCATCTCCAGCACCGAGGCTGCTCATCCGTAACAGTCGTCCTGCCGTAAGGGTCGCTCACGGGCGAACCATGCACTCGAAGTTCACCGAAACCATCGGGCGCTGATTCTCATCCTCCCCCATCGGCATGACAGATCCCTGCGACTCGATCCGCATCACATTGATCCCCGACAGAGTCTGCTCCGTCACCGCCCCCAAAAGGGCCCTAATCGTCTCTGCCGTGTTCCGCGCTGTCGGATAATCCCCACGGGTGGCGCGGCAAATCACCTGAATCAGGGGCCGGTCAATCGCCCACGGCGCCGCACCCATCGTGAACTCCGGCCGGTTACCGGCGTTCTCATACACCGCCACACACACGTCCGGCGTCTCCGGCATCACCGCCAGAAACAGGTTCGTGCCCTGCACGGCGACACTGGCCGAGTTCAAATAGTCACCGACCGCTTCAAGGATCGTACTCATGAGCCAATCTCAAACTTTCTCGCGATCATGTCCAACACCCGTTGTGTCATACGAGGCCCCATCTCCCGAGCGTAGAGCCGCACCGGATTCTCCAAATACTTCCAGCGCGTCGGATAATCATGCCTCGCCCGAGACGGCGGCAGTTCATGCACGTAAATCGCGTACGGCGCCGCTGGGCCGCCATAGTTGATTTCCACGAACGCCCGCGTGCCTCGAACCTGCGGACCCAGTACCTCACCGGAAGTGCGTAAGGCGCCTGTCTTGATAGGCACGACAGCCTGAGACAAGGCGAACGCCTCATCCGCCTCCTCCCGCAGGGCCCTAGCCGCGAAACGGGGAGCGTCTTTACCGGCAGCGATAAAGGCGTTCTGAAGTTCCTTCAGGTTACGAACCCGAACGGTGCGAGCCATCAGCCCAACCCGAAACCGATAACCGAATGATGATCCCCGTCCTCATCCTGAACGGTATCCACGGTCGTGATCTTCGGTGTCGAACCATCCGGCAACGTGATCTGCCACTGAGGTGTGGCCGAAGCGGCGACACCGAACAAAATAGCCCGACCCGTCTCGACGATCTCCCGACCGTCCTTATCCCGCAGGATCTTCTCATCCCACAAAAGACGCGCCTGAAACGACGCTCCCCCCGTAGCGAAAGACTGCTTCCCGTACTTGTCAATAGACGCTTGTGAACGCAACGTCACCGTCTCCCGCATCATCGGAAGAAACTCACGCGAAATACCCATCGTTACGGCCTCAAATAATCCATCTGGCCCGTGTAGAACTCGGTGCCATTCGGCGGCGGAATAGTTTTCTCAGCGGCACGAATCATGTTGTCCGGGTCAGCCCACGGCGTCGGCGGCTGCCGTTTCGCCTGCAAATCGAGCATCCGATCAGCCACCTGATAGAACGAAGCCGCCCTGTCACTGTACGAAATCGAAAGATCCCCAACGGTCTTACTCGAAGCCAAACGCGCAAAACTCGACGCGATCGCATAAGCGCAATCATGAGCAGCCTGATACAACGAACCGGAAGATGAAATCGTGTAGTCGATTTCCTCATTCGACAGCAACTGATCATTAGTGTCCGTGTCACCGATCAGGAACCTGACGGCATCCCTCGTGGAACTTGCCGGATTGCCACTGTACGACCAAGTCATGTATGTCTCCTAGAAAATCGGAGGGGGCCGACAGGGATCAACCCGCCGACCCCCTCCAAGGGTAATGCGTGTGGACTAGGCCACGGCAGTCGCGAAGAAGTAACCGAGATCGGAAGCGACAACCTTGTTGTCGAACGCAACCTCAGCCTCGATCCGTGCAGCCTTCAGGCTCTCCATGCGGAACTGTGACGTTCCGATGGTCGAACCGAGACCACCCGAGACACCCGTCCACGCGAAGATGTAACCCGCGCTCGGGGTCATCAGACCCGGATTCGGAGCAACATGCAGCAGGCACGCGGCCTTGCCGAAGTTGAACGAATACGCGGCCGTGAGGCCCTCATCCGAGGTGTTACGAACCGACTTCGCAACGAGGATCCGGTCCACACCGAACAGGCGGGCCATCATCTCCTCGGTGATGACGCTAGAAGTGGTGTACTTGTAGCGATCGACAATGTCGGGATGATTCTTCAACTGGCGGAACGTCTGGTACCCGAGAACGAGGGTGTTCGCCTCGTAACCCGTGGTCGACAGCACCTTCTCCTTGCCCTCCTCGATATCCTCAATCGGATCCGAGTTCGTGTAGTCATTCCACTGGTAGAACTGAGTGGAGGACGGGGATGCCGCGACACCGGTCACGTCCGTGCCCCACACGCCCGTGGTCATGAAGTCAGAGATGAACTGAACCTCACGACGCAGCATCAGGCGGCTGGTAACGAACTCAGCAGCCTCACGCAGCGGGTTGAGCGGGGTGTCGGCGTTCGCCAGCGTCTGATCGTCAACGTCCTTATGGAACGCCCACACATCAGCACTGTAGGTGTCGGTCGACAGGTTGTACCCACCGCCAGCGGACTCGGTGCCCGGGGCGCGGCGCTGAGCCTCGTCACGGAACCAATCCGCCTTGTCATAGGTGAAGTACTTGTTGGACTTCTTATCAACGGGGACGACCGGGAACACCTTGTCTGCGATCATGTTCTCCGCACGCTGCATGTAAGCAACGGAGATGTTCGTCAGAATGGCGTCAACATGGACGTCACTGATTGTTGGCTGTGGCATTTCTCAGTTCTCCTTAGAGTCCGCGACCAGCGTTGGCGCAGTCGATGGCGGCGGTCGCAACAGCGCTTGCGCTGGCAGCGGTCACGAATGTGCCGACAGCGTAGGCAGCGGACCCGGTGGTGCCGAAGACCAGAGTCACGGCGTTACCCGAGGCACTGGCGAACAGCGGCTGTCCCGCTGAAGCGGTGCCACCGGCGACGATCTTCGTCCCGCCAGTGATCAACACCTCAGCCTCTTGGCCGGACGTCGGGTTGTTCTGGAGAACACCGAACGGCCGATCAGTTGCTCCATTGACAGCGACAGCCTTGCCGGTGCCGTTGTCAATCTTGACGAAGTGGTACTGCTTGGCAGAAAGATCCGCACCCGCAACGAGCGTGACCTTTACTGCATAGTTACTGAACTCGTAGGCCATTGTTCAGGCCCTCACTTTCCCTGCTCGGCGAGGTAGGTCATGTACAGATCGCCATCCGACGTGAACACGTCAGAAAGCGCCTGCTCGAACGTCGCGGACTTGCCATCCGCAACAGCGGCCTTAGCCATAGCCTCGGCCTTCTCGTAAGCCGTACCCGCTGGGCGGGCGGACTTACCGATCTCGCTGAAGATGTCAGCGGACTCGACCTTCGCGTTAGCGGCGGCCAGAACGTCCTCGACGGACTTCGCGAGATCAGCGTCAGCATCGGCGAGGCGCCGCAGCGCGGGGCCGACCTGCTCGGGGTCAAGACCGAGGTTCGCGTAAGCAGAGCGAGCCTTGACGATAGCGTCAGCGTCGGCACGCTCGGCGCGCTCCTTGCGGAGTTCAGCCTCAACAGCCTCGGCCTGAGCCTTAGCGTCGGCCGCTGCCTTCTGGAGCGACTCGAACGCCTTACGCACCTCCTCAGGTGCTTCCTTACGGAGGAACTCGGGGAGATCCTCATCGTCTTCCATGTCGCCCTCAGCAGCCTTCTTCGGCTTCTTCATGGCGCCCATTTCCTTCTCCATGTCGGCGAGTCGGGCGTTAGCCTTTTCCAGCGCCGCTTCGAGATCCTCGTAGGAAGGCTTGTCTGCCTTCTCCACGGTCTCAATGTCCTGCGTCTCCATGAGAACCTCCTCGGTTGCTTTCAGGACCGGTGGCATTTCGTCTTCTTGTCGATCCGGGTTGGCCTCGCTCCATGCTGCTTTGACCTTCGCCTTCACCGATGCGAGATCCTCAGACGGGATTTGCACCTTCTGCCCACGGAACCCGGGTCCGAGAGCGGCGACTGCCATACCGACCTGACGGGCGGTGACCTTGTCGGCGGGAGATTCCCAGAGACGCAACTTCCACGTCGACGGGCTCTCCGCGTCGGGCACATAGGCGTATGCCTCCGCCGGGAACTCGACGCCGTCCTCAGTTTTCATGGGACGAGTCGCCTTCTCGACGTCTATGCTCGACGCTGCCTTCATTACGAGCCAGCCTTCATGCAGGTGAGCCGGGTGATCCACCCCGGATGTCTCCTCGATTGAAAGATTCACCATCTTGCGGGCGGGTCGCGCCACGGATCCTCCTACATGAAAAACGGGCTGTCATCTAACACATTGTGTTAGCGACAACCCGCAGGTCTCGACTCCTCGTAGATTAGCACGACCCCCGTTGGGGGCGGGGGTTCTCGATGGGCATCACAAGTCGCTGTCGACGGCGACGGCGTCCGACAACACTTTGCAGCGCGTGAGCACCGTGTAGGTCTTCCCCTTGTACTCCTCGTGCTTCTTGATCGTGCCCTTCAGGGTCACTGTTTCGCCCTTGTCGAAGTCCCGTGCGCTTGTCAGCCACTTGAACCTGTAGCCCTCGCCGGTGAACACGTTGGCGAAGGAGGTGCCGAACTGTGTGTAGAAGGCGTGGCAGGACACCGTGTTGAGGGTCAGAGTCACTTTGTCGCCGACCTGACCGTAGGGGGCGTCGGCGATGTCCTCGGCCTGCTCCTCGGCTTGCTTCCGCAGCGCGTTGGCGTGGACACCGGCGAGCGACACGACGAGGTTGAAGTACTTCGGATCGAAGTAGTCCTCGGCGATGACGGCCTTCAGGTTAGATGCCCACTCGCTGTTGGCTTCCAAAGCCCGCCCGTACTCCAGTGCAGCCCGACCGGCGGGGACATCGACCGTCTCATCCCAGCCCGCGTGAAGCGCCCTGTAGTCCTGCAACTCGTAGTAGTTGCTTGGCTCTGACCCTCGGAGGAATAACCGCACGAACTCGGCCGTGGAGGTCTTGTCGTTCTCGCTCGCGTTGGCCTTGGACACCCAGCCGCGCTGCCGCACGACACTGGCGGCGGCGGCCAGAACCTGCGGAACCCACTCGAACTTGGTTCCGTAGCCCGTGTAGCCGTCGAACTCCTCGAAGACGTCCTTCGTGCTGAACCACGAGACGGCGAGGGCGTTGCCGAGGTAATCTTTGACGCACTGCTTGCCGACCTGCTTCCGCTCACCGGCCTCGTTTTCGACGATGACGACGGCTTTGCGGGACCGGTTGTAGCCGCAGTGATCGCAGGCGCCTTTGACGAGGGCGTCCCTGTCGACGGGCTGCCCGTCGTATGTGGGGGATCCGGTCACGACGGGGTTGTCGCCGACCCACTCGACTAGGGCTACGAAGGTCCAGCCGTTGAACTTGGCGGGCTCGCCGTCTATGACGAGGTAGTTGACTTCGTACACGCTGCCGTCAGCGTTGGTCTCTAGCCGGGTCTCGGTGGTGACCGTGTAGCCGCCTGCGAGGCCCTTTTTGGCGGCCTTGTCGGCGAGGCGTTGTGCCTTAGCGAGCGTGGTGTGGACGTTGAGTGTGGGGTCTATCTTGATGAGTCTTTGGCTCATGTCCCCTCCCTTCCTAACCCGAGTGTACCATACCCGGGTTAGATGTCGAGATGGGGTTGAGGCCCTCCATTCACCGTAATCGTCGGCCGAGCCCGAACCTTCCCACGGGACACCGATAACCGGACATCCACCTGCTCATCCCCAAACAACTCCAAAACCCGAACCACATCCGGGTCCAACAACTGCTCAACCAAAGCCCGCACAAGCGGACTCGTCAAAGCATCACTCAACTGGGCCGACCGCCTTGACCACCTTCAACGGCTCAATCTTGCGGAGAGTCGACATCTTGTGGCCCACCAGCGTCGGGGTCTCACGCCACCCCTCACCGAACGGGCGGTAGATCCGCAGCAGAACCGCCGGGTCATCCTCCTCGGCCCGGATACTGAACTCACTGTCGGGAACGCCAAGCACGCCTTCTCGCATGATGTGTTCGATCTTGCCGCGCGCTGGGCCCCCGCTGCTGTTCCATACAGCGAAGTCGCCCGTCTTCCAGTCGGCCTTCAGCATCAGCGTTGGACGGTTCAACGTCAAAGCGCGACCATCATCCTTTGAGAGAAACATGGATCCAGTATCTCGTAAAAGTCACAGCACGCCGAGGAGCATGAGCAACTCGACGTCGTCATCTTCACGCAGTCGCCGAGACCCCGACACCGTAGCCGTCGTTGCGGTCGCTCCATTCACCCAGCCGTAGGGCTTGATCTGTGGGACTGCGACGATGATCGGCAGAGATCCGCCACCGGCGGGTGCGGGCGGGGTGGGTCCGACACCGGTGA